CAAGGCCAAACCTAATACTTGGCGGCACATAATCTTGGTTAAAGCCCTCTGTAGGGCCACCCATATCCATGCGAACAGGTGCTTGACCAAGTCTTTGAACCTCACCTAACTGGCGCTGATACTCTTGTGGGTTTACAGATACGATGCCACCCATGTTGTAGCCGTCATAAGCTGAATACCTCCTGTTAGCACCAGATACATCCATGTTGTAATCCTGACCAACCTGCGAAAGAGAGGTGCCTAGAAGTTCGTATGCTCTATCCGATTCTGCTTGGCGCTCACGCTCAGCTTCACGAGCCATGCGCTCGTAGCCTTCCTGCATTTCTATGTCGCCTCGCATACCGCTACCCGCAGCTATCGGAAGTATTGTTCCCGGCTTCGCAAGGCCTTTGGCCGTAGCCTTCAAAGCGTCTCCGCTAGAAAAAGGGTTTGTTAGCCTGTCAGTAAAACCAACAGCACTGTCCCCTGTGGTCTTTACAAACTCATCACCTACACGCTCTAGCCCAGTCCTCTGAGTAAACAGTTGATCGGCTAAATTTTGTTGCAAACTTTGATTGGCTGCCGCTTCCGTCGTTGCTTTTGTTGATGCTTGCTGAGCAAGATCAAGCGCAGGATTTGCATAGTCTAAACCAGCCTCGGCTCCAACCCTTGCCAAATCAGCGCCAGCAGTTGCGGCATCAGAAGCCAGCTTAGCACCCTCAGTAGTGGCCGTATCCAAAGCGGCAGCGGTAGCATCAGCGCCTGTAGCAACGTCCGCACCCGCACCCAAAGCAGATCCTACCCCGTAGCCCATAAGGCCAGAAGCAATACCCTTCTTGAGGTCGCCAGTCATGGCTGTTGTGGCAAGGCCTGAGCCTATAGCGCCTGCTAGGGCGCTGTTAGCGCCTATTGCAGCCAAGGTGCTTCCTAACGCACCTGTGCCTAAAGCGCCAGCAGCGGCTGTAAACGCGCCGGGAGCGGCCATGCTTGCCAGCATAGGTATAAGGAAGGCAAACGCCTCTGGCTGCCCTGTAACGGGATTTGTAGTTAAACCGCCGGGGGTAAGTGATGCTATGCCCTGCACCTCTGCTGGATTCATGTGAACCAACATACTGTCGCCGTAACGACCATACTGGGCCATCTGTTCTGCTTGTGGCTGTAATGGCGCTTGCTGTAGCTGTCCTCTTACATAGTTCATTAACTTGTCTCCACCCCGAATAGGTTAAAACTTACATTGGCGGCACTGGAATAAACCTTGACCACATCTGTTTGAGAGAGGCAAATGCCTATTACAACCGTCCTTGTGGTGGTTGCTGCAAGATCCTCGTCGTAAAAAATAAACTGCTTGTCATCGGCTGTTGCACCGCCAACGTGAACACTGACTCTGAACGTGATGCCAGAACCGCCACGGTTGCATATAACCAATGAGCTAACAGTTGTTTGTGTTAGGTCGGGCGCTGTGTACAAAGTCGTTGTTGTAGTCGCGCTGACATCAACCTGACCAAGTACCTTGATAACGTCTGTCACGATGCACCCATAAGCAGGAACTGAAACCTACGCATAGCTAAAGATCCAGACTTGTCGCCTTGGGTCTTTGCTAGGTTTACGTCGTTTTCTATCTGATCCATTGCTTGTTCTATGGTTCTGCGAGTAATCGCCTCGTTGTTAACATCATACTCTGGCGTTGGAACAGGTAGTGGGTTTTGTCTTGTTGCCATTAGCGCCTACCGTCTTGTCGCATATCAAACCTAAGATCACCAAGTCTCCAGCCAAAGCCAGACCCACTGCTCTCAATGCGAACGATTGCATGTCTTGCTCTTGTGCGTATGTGTGACTGCTGGGTTGAAGATGTAACCGTAGCTGTCGCTTGGGTTGTAGGCGTTTCTAGCGGGAAGTTGCTGCCTTTGATTGTAAAATCAACAGACGCATCTGATGTAGCTCCACGGAAGCTAAAGTCAGGGATTATCCTGCTAATCATCATAAACCGCTCACCTTCACCTATCTCTAGATCACCTGACTCAACAAACGCTGTCATTGCCTGACCGTCATCATCAAAGCCAGTTTCATGGCTGTATAGGTAGTTTGCGTCGGTGACCCCAGTGTTTACGCTGGATGCAATAGGGTTGGAGTTCTTGGAGTAACCAATCCACGCGCCACGATCTAAAGTGCCTACAGCCCAAAGGTTTTCAGCGTAGTTGTACGACACATAGTTGGTAATCTCTGTATCGCTTTCGCCCACAGGGTAGAACCAAATAACTTCTGAAAAGTCATTGTTTTCTGCTGCAAAGACCTTGAACGCCTGACCTTTGTTCAAGTTGGTAAACACATGCTCTTTAACGCTACAAGGCAGTGGCTGCACTGAGCCGTTGTAGACATAGAATCCACCAGAATCCATGAAATACACGGAGCCTCTGGCGTTAACCGCCGCGTTTGGCGAGATCATAGAGATGTCTGTGCTTAGCGTTGAAAACTGGAAGGTAAACGGAGCGCCAGTAAACCGCATTGAGTGCAAACTTACATCTGTAAAAACAAGTATCTCTTGCCTTGTCTGTACGGCACCAATGATCTCTGATCCAGAGTTTATCCTGACACCACCAGCGGTATTTGTTGCTGTTGGCGTCCAATCTGCTGCGTTCTCTTGATCAGAGAACCTAACTAATAACGGGTCAATAGTTGATGAGCCAATTGGATTAGAGCCAAAAGCGATAACATGCTGATCTATATCAGATACAAGAACCTGCAAAGCAACAGTTGGTGTGTTTGATGCTCCTGCAAGAGAGCCAATCTCTATGGCTCTAGTGCCTGTGCCAGAGCTTTCGTCCCAGTAATAAACACCGCCTCCTCTAGCATTGAACACCAAGTCCTCACCAAAGTTGTCTTGGCTGAACAATCGCAACTGCCCAGCCGCAGATATACTGCTAGAACTGCCCCAAGCGCCAGAACTCCAAGTGCCTGCTCCGAAACCAGTGCCCTGAACGAAAGTGTTCAAGCCCGTGTTTATCTGATAAGCCGCAACAGTAGAACTGCCGCCGTTACCTGTATCGCTAGAGTTTGCGATTACCTCGGTTCCGTTTGTGTCCTTAGCCGTAATCGTAAAGGTGTTGGTCGTTGGCACAGAAGTAATCTGATACTCCTGATTTAAAACAGCAGCTGTGACTAGCCCACCAAGAGAAGCTGCGCTACTAAAAGTAACAAAGTCATTAACAACCGCGCCATGAGCGTTTTCTGTAACTGTGATTGTTGAAGAGCCGTTTGTTGCTGCAAATGTAGCATCACCCGCGCCAGAGGTGAGCCTTATTGGGGTTACGTCGTTGTACCCAGCGCCTTCAGCCACATAGAACTTTAGATTAGTGCCTACGCCTAAATAATTTATGGACTCTAAAGATGACCAGTTGTGCAGGGATCTACAGACACCAAGAAAGCTTTGATCTGTGTACTTCTCCCAGCCCCCTATCTTTTCAACTCTGCCTTGGCGAAAGCGTATCTTGTCAGCATCAAACCATCCTGCGTCAGCAGAATACTCTGTGCCTTCTTTGTTTACGCCGGGGGCAAACTTGATCTTACTAAGAGCCATGTTTAACGCGGCCCTCTCTGCTTACGTCTGCGTTTTTTCCTGCTAGATGTCTGATCAGGCTGAGCGACTTTCTTCCTGCCTTTCTTAGGCTTAGTGACCTTTTGAGTTCTCGGCTTTACTGGAAGCAATGCTGACAAATCAGGAGCTACAAAAGGTTTAGGCGTTGCTGCTGCCCTTGCTTCCGCAGGAGTAGTCACAGGCGGTAGCGGCAATGGTTGACTCAAAGCTGGCGTAGCAACCACTGGAGGCAGCGGTGGCGGCAGTGCTGGCATTGGTGCTGGCATTGGGATATTTGCTGGCTCCCCTCTTCCGCCACCAAGCAATGCGTCTATACCGACGGGTACGGCTGGCGTTGGTTGAGGCTGGGTCATCAAAGAGCCACTACCTCTAGCCCCACCCAAAAGCTTGCCAATGTCAGACATCCTTGGCGATACGTTTGGATTTAACGGGGGCTTAAACGGCACTGGCCGTGGCGTGGGCGCTGGTCTTTGTACGCCACTAGCAAGGCTTCCCCCTGTTCGGGTCGCCGCTGCTGCTAAGTCCTCATACCCAACAGCTCAGGGGGCAACTGCGTTAGCGAATATACCGCCCATGCCACGCAACCTGTCTCCAAGGCCAGCTTCAGGTTCAAGAGGTAGAGCAACTGGAGCCG